AATCTAGACACATTCTTCACCGAATAATATGAACAACCCCCTCAGCCCAGTACAACATACCAGGACAACATACAGTAAGAGGTATGGTAAGAACTTTGTTGAGGTTCTTGTTCAGTTTGCCGATGAAACACCTGCCTGGATACCACTTGAAACATTACTAGCTATTCAAAAACGATGATTGAACTTACCCTTGTTACACTACTACAAACAATGGCTCCCCGCTATTGTCATTATAAGAAGAGCGGCTTTGATGATACTAAAGCTACGCTATTGGCTTATAGTGAGATGCACGATCAATACAAGCCAAGTGCTATTCGGCAGGTAGTACGTGATGGTAAGGGATTTGAAGCGATTGCGATTGGTTTAGTTGCAACAACCTGTCCAGGTGCGTCACTACAGTGATGGAAAGTATCAGTAGAGGACAACTCATTCACCACAAGATTCAGGCTGCAATGAGAGATTGGGACTTTGGAGATACACTGGTCTATGAAGGACCAGAGGGTGATGATCACGTCTATATTATTGGTGGTGAGCATAGAGTTTATGCATCTAATCTTGAAGACTTTGAACCAATGGGAGAGACTGAGCTATGAATGAACTAAAGACATACAACGTTGTTGTTAAGTTCCTTGAGAACTTAAAGTATGGTCAGTTTATTACTGCACCATCAGAAGAGGAAGCCATCCAACTATTTGTAGAGGAATATCTTTACATCCGTAATGGAGAGAATGACTGCATTGATATATACGATAGTCTTAAACAGTTGAGGCGTAAGAACCTTGAACTTGAGGCTGAGGTCTCCACATTGAAAGCACAGATAAGAGGAACAAAATGACGTTTAGTCCATCAGAAGGTATCTTGATCGAATACAAAGGTCAAGTAGGACATATCAAATTTGTGTGTGAGGAGAGTCTTACTTTCTGCAAGAAGAAGAAAGATGATACTATGAGTGGAGACATTTGTATTGTTGTGTATGCTTACGAGTGGGATAATATCAAACTACTCCAAGGGCACCATAGACAATAGCCAAACCGTCACATACAACACAAACCTCAGAATAATTGTGTTGTAAAATTACCCCATACAAGAGAGGACCCCATGAAACTACGGGCACTACTAGCTGCACTCTTCATTGCAGCCCCTGTTACGGCAGCACCCCTTCCAGAGGACCATAGCAGGCTAGTTCAGACCATGGCTAACAACGGCATGGTCATCGGAGTCAACCAGCCCAGTATCTGCCGTTACGGCAATGTGGATGGTGCCTATGTTGGTTATGAGGGTACATCATACATGGCTATTTGCCAAGATAATTATGATCTTGGTTCTGATTATACACCAGTAGAGTGGACTGCTAATGATCTAGACACTATCAGACACGAAACAATTCATGCAATTCAGGATTGCAAAGTTGGTGAGAATAGTGATCAGGTACTAGCACCAATCGCCAATGATATTAGAAATGTTGTCCGTGCACTTGGACCAGACAAAGCAAACCGGATTTATCAAGTTTATAGAGAACGTGGTGCTGACCATGAGACTATTCTTCTTGAGTGGGAAGCATTCTATGCGGCTGAAACATTAACTGCAACACAAATCGAACAACTTTACATTCGCTATTGCAAATGAAACGTTATGGACTCTATTGGCTTCGGGCTATTACTCTCGGAGCTGGTCTAAATGCATTAATCGTTGGGACACTAATGTCTCAACGTGACTGGAAGTTTCATCAAGCAGCACCAGTGGCGGCTTTCGTATGTGTTAACCTTAGTTTCATGGCTGATAGAATGATCTTCGGTCGTAAACCAAAGGAACTCAAGCCAGAAGCCTTTGAGCCATGCTCAGAGCGTACTCCACACGCTTGCCCGATATGTTCAGACTATCCGTGTGCCTGTGACTGCTGAAGCCCTTACAGAGGCTTCTAGAGACCAATCAGAGAACTGTCTACTATCACCACATTCTCTGATTGGTTCAGGTATAGTATACACATCCAACACAAAGCAATGCATCCAACTGCTCCCTACGAAGTTTCACTTTCAAACTGGATCAAGGCAAAGTCCAATGATCTTTACAAAAGCAATTCAGACTATCGTATATCTGTTGATATTGCGATTAACTGGATTACAAGTCTAATCAATGAGGAGAAGTGCTACGACGTATGATTGCCTACACTGTCTTTATTATTGTATGCATCTACATGTGGAAAGCTTATGACTTCTAAGAACTCAGAAATCACCCAACTAATCTCATATGGCTTGGTTGGGTTATGTCTAGTCACTGCTCTAAACATCTGGGCAGCAAAGAGAGATCAAAAACTATGGGATTACTGTGATGCTAGACCAGCAGAGTGTGTTCAACGGTAGACTAAGAGTCATAATACCATAAGTAACCTTTCCATCTCTGCCCCCATTTAATAGAGGTACAGATACCTTTACCTCGATCATCACCCCCGAAAGTTCTCATCGCAACCTGAATAGATTCAAATACTGGTGTATGGTGTCCGTCTTTATTGACGCCATATACCTTTTTTCTTATGTCTCCAGCTTTCTTATAAATCCACCACTTATGACCATAAGCAGTTGTATTATTCCTAACTGCACGTTTAATGTTGGCTAAATCACCATTTACATAGTCACAAGCAGCCTTCCAACCATGTAGAGTCTTAAGTTTACCGGTCTCTACATTACGGCATTTGATAGTATTAGTCTCATGCTTAGGTTTAGGTTTCTTAGATCTCTGTATCCCCCATCTACGTCTTGATCTTTTATATTCTCCCCTTGGTTTAATCTCAGGAATAGCCTCTTGATTATACTCAGGATGGTATCTGTCTGTCCAATGATCTAGTCTTTCTTGTAGTTTGTGGTCAGCCACTTCTTCTACTATTTTAATAGAGAAACGATCAGATCCAACATGCCTCATAGTATTAAAAAGAGACGTGTTTTCATTTTCACATTTTTCCAACATTTCACGCCAGACTTTATTCAAGGGTCTTTTATCAGAACCCAAGTATTTGTGCCCATTTACGCGATTTACGACTAGGAAGATGTTGTACATATAAAAAACCCCGTATCTCCTTATTATTGTGTATATATGTAAAGATGAAGAAAAACTGGATATTGTTCTTTATCTATCTGTTATAATTAGTATGTGAAGAGGACCACTAACAATGAGCTTAAGCACACTCACCTTGATCGGATCACTTACTACAATGGGATTGAGTATCGTCCTATTGGCTATTAGTATAACAACCAAAGTATCAGGTATCTAGACAACCATGTACAATAGACGGAAAGAAGAGGTATCAGCTATTAGCCTATTACCTATCATATTCAAATTAAGTTTAATCTTTATTGTTGTATTCGTAGGAGCATTACTCTCTTAAGTGAGTGTAGTGCTCTTTATAGTATGTAAGTAGATTGTCTATAGGATTGTAGATAGGATTGTTTAAAGGATACTCTATAGAAAGCTCACTACGTTCGCTTTACCTTCGGTATCCATATGTAATAAGATTGTAGATAGAATACTCTTCATTATTACCTATAGGGACATATAAGGGACTTAAGTCTCTCTAGGGTCCATAAAGGTCCAGAGGAACTGTAACCTTAGCCTGTTTAGTATCGAAAGTCAAGAAAAACATGGAGACCCACACAATTTTTCCGCCGACCCCCCAAAAATTCCCCAAAATACTTCTTCAGCACTTCATAACATTCTCTCAGACAACTTTAAGATTTGTATATATACTTTATACTCATTTGGTTACAGTAGATACTTTTGTATCACGTTGAACGTTGCCCAATATGGGACACCTTGCTATAATGAGACCACGGCGGTTCCCCTATTTGGGGGATTGACGTAACGCCCACCTTATGCTTTCTTTTAGACATGACGAACTTTTATGAAGATGAGGCAGACTTTTGCGCCCGCTCTAAGGGACCTCTAGTAGGTCGCTGGTTTGAAGCAGGCGATGAAGCCGATATCTGTGGTATGGACATTGTGGATTATATTGAATCCCTAGGCGACTTTACTCCTGCTACAGAGGAATCCTCAGAAGATGTAGAATATAGAGACGAACGCGATAGTAGTGAAAGAATGGCTGAACGTTTTAGCTGCTGAAGTATACTAACAGCGCGGGATATAATCTGCGCGTGTGATATACTGCGATGCATATAACATGCGGGCGCACAGCATATAACCTGCGCGGGAGCGCACAATCACGCAGTATATCACACAGCATATATACATCATCACGCAGCATATATGCATACGCGCACACGCTGCACGTACGCAGTATACTATACTACTACTTTGTGACTGAGCAGCATATAATTGTATCATAATGCTACACAGCGGCATTATCCTGAAGATATCCATAGATATATAATTATTATTGAAGCCCTGGAACTTGTTCCTGGTCCATTATATTATTCTCACATCATGCGCCCACGCGACGCAAGTATGTTATAATATACCTTCACCCACTCAGAGCCATGAATACCTCATACGGTCATAAGAGATCCATAAGTATTACTTTGGACCTCGAAGTTTATGATGATTTTGATTACAAATCAATCGACTTTATTTCTTTATTAGAATTAGAGGGAGATGAATCTCTTGAGATTAGTATTAACGACTATTCACAAAGAGAGGTAATTTGAATTACTTTCAATTCAGATTAGTTTGTAATTGTTATTAATAATGAGGCACTATGTGCCAATCGGTGAACTGTCCACACAATTGAATATTTCCGTTGAGGTGCCCTATAGTGACTGCAGTCACACCAAAGGCACCTTTTTTCATGCAAATCTCACAAGAGCAACTCAAAGAACTCACCGAGCTGTTTGAAGATACTGCTGAGTATTATTGCGACGATAAGATTATTTCTGGTCAAAAGCTTTGGACTGTGTTAGAATGTTTAGCAACAGCCAAACTGGCTGAGCTTAATGGAGAACTAGGATGAACAATTTAGGTCTAGCCGAAGCAACACAGGATGCAGTTGCATCGATGTGTGATCGAGCTGGAGCATTTTTAGAAACCGATGTTGCTAATGCTCAAGCAATTATCAATGAATGGACTACTGAAACTAATGCATGTGTTCTTACTGCATACTTAGATCAGAAGTTAACTTACATTGATGATATCATGATATTCTGTTCTGTACAGAATGATGAGCTACATGAGGGAACATTTTCTTTTGATCCCAATGCTCAACTAATTGATAACGACTGATTTTTCCATAAAACTATTTGTAACAATGAGACTATCTAAAGCCCAACAATCTGCCCTTGCCCAACGTATCGTAGATCAGTTTGAAAGTTTTCTCTCTTCGGAGTTATCTTATCAAGTAGAGAATATGAAAGACAATGATGAATTAGATTGGGGTTATGATCTATCTAATGAGGACGCAGATGATATCACAAACTTGGTTGTAGACATGATCGCTGTGCCAGTTTCTTAAGTGTCCACTAAATGCCCCACTGGCTCGCTGGTGGGGTATATTAAAAGAGTCAAAGGAACACCTAATGACCTTTCCACACTTTGTCCGCTCCGAGTCCACCCTTTCCATGAGCGACTCTGTATTCTTCCACGTATCATGCGACACACCAGATACATGGATCAATAATATTTTTCACAACTCACGTTATGGTATCTTCCACCTCCACACTGAGAATGGTAGGTTGAAGCTTGAGCTTACATCCAAAGGATTGGATACAATCAAGTTTCGTAAAGCTACTGTAAAGAATGAAGAGCAAGCTGTAGATAAGATTCGTACTTGGTGCGAAACTATCATCGGCGCAGGAAACTAACCGCGCCGGATATATCCTTCGCGTACACACATCCCGCAGCATATAACCTGCGCGGGCGCACACACATTACACTATTCTAATGAACATCTACAGCGACGACATCTACAGCGAAATCATTGAGGACGACGCAGTATATAATCACACGCAGTGGGCGCAGCGTAAAGTAAGCAGAGCGCAGCGCCGCAGGCGTTCCCGTAAGGCTAAGGAGCAGCGCCGCGAAACATACTTCGACAGTTATTGAACTGTCCACCAAACCACCCACGCAGCATATGATGCTGTATATTAAAAGAGTCAAAGGAATTCACCATGATCTACGACCACGAAGGACTGATCGAAGTTTCCCAATTCATCTCACAATTGTATAACAGCCTCATCGCGCAAAATGATTCTTTTGCTAAGAGAGTTGGCTTCACTCCTGAGACTTATGATTCATTCAAAGAGCTATGGATTGAGGACCTTAATGCATACAAAGTGTATGATTGCTGATTAACATCAACTCACCACAATCCTTCCACTAATTAACAACAATGGCTTTCAAACTCGTTGAGTACAACACCCAGTCAATTTCACTGGACGAGGTAAAGAATCGTTACCCCGATGGATATCATTCAGTGGACCACGGTTGTTATTACTATCTCGATCAAGATGGCGAAGTAGGATATTTTATTGAGCTTGCAAATGGTGACTTTGAAGATGAAGTTAATTACGTAGATTTGGACACGATGGATGATATCGACCGGGCAGAAGTTGAAGCCGAACTTGTTAACTTAGGTTAGTGTGCCAGTTGGGAGAGTGTCCACCATTCTCCCCACACCGTCCAATCCCGTGTATATTAAAAGAGTCAAAGGAACGACCCTATGAGCACCATCAACGAACTCAAGGCACTCGCTCAAGACCTGCGCAACGAGCGCCGTGACTTCCAGCGCAAGGCAGACTATGCCCAATCCTGCCTCAACGAAGTTCAGCGTAAGCTGGCTCTGCTCAAGTACCAAGCCCAGTGTGACACCCCACTAGCTGAC